TCTTTGAATCGACCTGGGGAACCAGCAAGCTGGCGCTTCAGGCAAACAATTATTTCGGGATCAAGTACAGCCACCAGCAGTCCCCCTGCATGTATGTCGAGTTTCCAAGCCCCGAGTACGTTGACGGCAAGCGCGAGGTTTTAATGTCGCTCTTCGCCAAGTACCCCAGCGAGGAGGCCAGCTTCGAGGACCATGCGCGGCTGCTTGCGATCTCTCCGCGCTACCGCCTCGCGATGCGGCAAGCTGGGCATCCCGACGCCTTCGCTGAGCGGCTAGCGCATTCGGGCTACTCGACCAACCCGGCCTATGCGGAGATGCTGACCGGAGCGATGCGCGAGTACGACCTCTATCAGTACGACGTGCCTACGCCGCCCGCTGCGGCCAAGGAGGTGGCCGCTTGATCCAAATCCCCATGACGGCAGACCAGTATGCCAAGGCTCGCGCCGCGCTGACCACTAGCGCGCAGGTGCTCAGCCACACCGAGCAGGGTGCGCTGAATGGCAGCTTCAGTACGGCGCAGATCGAGATGACCTATTACTACGCGCAACCCTTGGGTCAATTGCAGCTCGCCGTAAAGGCGCGCCATGGGCTGGAGGCGCGGGTCGCCAGTGAGGGGCAGATTCAAGCCAAGCTGGAGACGTTGCTGGCACAGGTTTAGAAGCACCCCGCCCTCGGCTCAACCGGAGGCGGCGATGGGAGGAAGAAAATGACGTTTATTAAGCTGTTGACGGAGATCGGCAAGGGATTCGAGCGGGGCCTTGCCTGGGCTGTGACGTATGCGGTGCCAGTAGAGAAGCTGGTCGCCATGATCTTTCCCGCCGCCGCGCCCGAGGTAACCGAGCTGGCCGACGCCACTGGGCTGATCCAGACGGCGGTGCTTGAAGTCGAGCAGAAGTATGCCGCCGCCAAGATTCAGGACGGCACGGGAGCGCAGAAGCTGGCTGACGTGATGACGCTGGTCGGGCCGGTGGTCACCAACCTACTGACCAAGGCTGGCGTGAGCAACGCCAACAGCAGCTACGTAGAGAGCCTCATCTCCGCCGTGGTCGCGATCCTCAACGTGCAAGTGCTGACCGAGAGTGCAACCACGACCGCCGCGACGACCGAAGCCGCTGCGGCCTAAACACAACCCCAAACGGCACGGCTGCGGGTAGCGCACGGAACGGCTGGGGGATGTCCCCTGCCTCCCCGCAGAGATAGAGGAGGGCTTCGATGGCAGAGCTGACGGAAGAGCAAATTTGTGATCTAGATCACGCGTATGGCTACCATGCGCCGAACGCCGAGCAGATCGAAAAGTACGCAGCTATTAATGCGGCAGCTAAGCAGTTCGAGCGGACGGTGCTGGAATCTTGCCCGCCGAGTGCTGACCGGACGTTTGCTACGCGCCAGATCCGCGATGCGCGGATGACGGCCAACCGCTCCATCGCTCTCTACAAGGAGTAACCCAGATGGCACACAGCTACGGGCCGGGCGGCAAGGTAGAGGGCAACGCGTTCGATCGGGCGTGAGCGGGCAAGGTGCCCTACCCGACCGAGGCTGGAGCGCTGGCTGGGCTGAAGTTTTTGCAGCAGGAGAGGGCTCTGCGGACGGGCGACGGAATGGTCGTCTACGAATGCAAATTTTGTTCGAAATGGCACTTCGGTCATTAGCGGCACTAGGACGCGCCGGAGGAGTTTGCGGGTAGGGTTGGACGTTCGGAATTAGCGCCACGCGTGGCAGCTATTGTTTTGAGCGATTACGGGGCAGTACAGGGAGCGGTCGGAGGCGGGATTGATGGTCAGGACGACGATAGCGGTTTTGGAGGTAGGGATGCAGGTTTGGGCTGGGAAGGTTCGGGAGTGGTTCGTCGGCAAGAAAACGACGCTGGGCGGATGCCTGATAATCGCTGCCACAGTCGGCGGGGTAGCGACAGGATCGTTATCTATAGTAGATGGCATCACTGTGGTCGGGTTCGGCTTCTCGATCTGTGGTTGGTCGGCCAAAGCCAACCGGCATCAGTCGGAACTGCTGTCGGCTCTGGAATCGGTCGCCGCCGCCGGGGTCGATCTGCGGACTGACAATAAGGCTGCTGCGATTGCGGAGATTGACTCGCAGATCAGTCAGGCCATCGCCCTAGTCGCCCCGACGGTGATCTCCGCAGAGCCAGCAGCCACTCCAGTCGCAGCACCGGCACCGGTTACAGCGGCGCAGCCGCAGGGGACGATCCTGCGATGACAGAGCATGTTCAATTTCTCCGCGCGAGTAAGTCGGACGGATTCTCGACCGTGCTGATGGTCGGCGTGACCGTCTTCGGCGGTGGGTCGTTCGCATACGGGATCTTCCAGATCATCCGGTCGGAGCCGGATAAGGCCTTTGATCTGTTGAAGTCGTGGGGGCCGGGGTTCCTGCTGGCTATCTTCATCGCCTGGTGCGTGAGCAACCTATTCAATCGCGGTCTGGACGTCACGGTACGCACCGGGGAACGCAGTGCGGCTGCTATGGAGGGCGCCACGATCCAGATGCAGTCCATCGCCGAGGCGATGCACGCGCAGGCTCTGGCGCTGCAATCCACCGCAGATAGAGATGACCGAGACAAACAGGAGATGCAGATTCTAGTCGGCGTCGTGAACTCCAAGGTCGAGCAGGCCCTGGAGGAGTTGAAGTTCCAACGTAGGACGTTCGAGCGGATCGAGGAAGCGCTGAATATCCGCAGGCCCCAGGAAAGCGAGTAGCTATGGCGATGATTGAATGGCACCCCGATAAGAAGCGGCATCTACGTATGGAGATCCTGCGCATCCTGAGTGTGCGTCATGGGCAACAGCGGTCGCGCATGGATGACACCATGCTCTGCATCTCGCTGCGCGATCTGGGCTGGTTTGATCTCGACATGAACGACACGGTGACCATTCTGCAAGATATGAGCGGTCGCGGTTGGATCAAGTTCCGCACCCTGAAGAACATCTACGCGCGCCGGGTGCAGCTCTCCCAGATTGAGATTCTGCCGGAAGGTCAAGATATTTTTGACCAGGTGAAAACCGATCCCGCCGTGGAGATCTAGCTATGGCGATCCGAAAAGCAAGACCAAAGACCGGCGAGAAGCGCAAGACGCGTCAGCCGCTCAAGATCGACCAATTGCCCGAGACGGTGCGCGAGGCTATCGTTAGCCTGCGCAACGACCGCTTCAAGACGTGGGAACAGATTGAAGAGCTGAGCGCAAAGTCCTACAGCCACGAATGGAATAAGGACGGCGGCGGATTCATCGACTGGCCATCCATTGACCCAGAGCTATTGGATGACTTCCCTGGCCTGAAGTTGCCTCACTCCAGTCTGCAACGTTGGTACGATCTGCGCGTCAGCCAGGTGCAGACGCAGGTAATCGAAGAGTCAAAGACAGCGCGCGCCTTCGCTGCAAAATTTAGCGGCGCGAACATCGACGACCCGAATGGCGCGGTGATCAACGCCATGCGCGATGAGGTCTTCGCCCTGGCTTCAAAGATGGACTCAGGGAGTCGTGGACAGTATATGAAGGCGCTCAACGCGCTAACGCTGGCCATGACCCGCATTCAGCGGGTGCAGATGCAGGCGCTGAAGGTGAAGGCGGAGATCGCTAAGAGCGAGACAGAGCGGGCACGCATTGCCGCGACCTCTGGGGATCCGCGCGAGGTATATCTACGCGCGGCCAATGATCTGCTGAAGAAGCTACGCACGCGCGAAGCCGTCCGCGCAGTGCTGGATCCGATCAAAGACGAGCTGGTTCAGGAGATGTCGCATGGCGCAGAATCCTTCACAAGGCAAGTCCAAGCGTCAGCGGCTTGACGAATCGGCTGCGAAGATTCGCGCCGCGTTTGGCATCAACCCGGAGATCGTCGCCCTTCAGAAGATCAACCCAGCGGATCTGCTACAGCAGGCCTGGACGGTCGCCGAGGAGATCACCGAGTTCGCGGTGAAATATCTTCGCCACTTCATGATCGATCCGAAGTCGGGCGAGTTCACTGCGCCCGCTGAGTTCCATAAAGACGTCTATCGCATTCTGCTGACAGAGCAGTTTGCCGCCATCGCCGCACCGCGCGAGCATGCCAAGTCCACCGTCGTCTCGGTGATCTGGCCGCTGTTCTGCATCTGTTACAAAAAGCGCCGCTTCATCGTTCTGATCTCCGACACGCAGCCGCAGGCCGTTCTACAACTTGCCGCTATCAAAGAGGAGCTGGAAACCAACGACGAGCTGCGCAAGGACTTTGGTGAACTAGTCGGCGATAAGAAGTGGGATGTCAACGATTGCCGTACCTCGACCGGCATCAGCATTGTGGCGCGCGGTGCAGGGCAGAGCCTGCGCGGCCTGCGCTATCGCATGTGGCGACCTGATCTAGTCATCTGCGATGATATGGAGAATGAGGAGGACGTCGACAACCCCGACACCCGCGATAAGAAGACGCGCTGGTTCAAGGGCACGGTGATGAATCTGGGCAAGTACTGCCAGATTTGCGTGGTCGGCACCATCCTGCACTACGACTCGTTCCTGTCTGAGCTGCTTGACGAGACCAAGTACAAGCGCTTCGTCAAGCGCCGCTACATGGCCGTGGACATCGAGTGGACGCCCGAGTCGGTGCTGTGGCCGGAGAAGTGGAGCCTAACCGATCTACGCCTGAAGGAGGAGGATCTCGGCTCGGTCTTCTTCAACCAGGAGTTCCGCAATCTTCCGATCTCCTCCGAGACACAGTTCTTTCAAGAGGACTGGATCAAGCAGCACCAGTACTTCCGCGAGGAGCTGGGATTCATCGCGCTTGCGAAGGTTACCTACCACGATCCGGCAATCAGCCTGAAACGCAAGGCCGACTACTTCGGCAGCATCACGGTCGGCATCCGGGAGAACGGCAAGATTCTAGTTCTGCGCGCAGAGCAGCGGAAGATGCCCTTCACCCAACAGGTCGACTACATCATCCGGCTATGGGATGAGGAGCGGCCAGAGGTGGTCGGCATTGAAGATCAGGCCTATCAGGAAGCCTTGAAGCAAACCATCGACGAAGTCAGCACCACGACAGGTCGATACATGAACATCGTCGGAGTCCCTCATCTGACAGACAAGTTCATGCGCATCGCAAAGATCAGTTCACTGGTGGAGAACGGAACAATCCAGTTTCTGCTCGATGGAACGCAGAAGGCGCTCATCAACCAGCTGCTATTTCTCGGCAAGATCAAGGACGATCTGGCTGATGCGTTGGAGAGCGCTGTTGCACTGGCTCGCAACATGAACTTCAAAGCGGCTGTCTCGATTCCACCGCAGGGCGTGGGGATTGGCGAGCGAGACCAGGAGCAAGGTCGCGGTCTGCTGTCGAGGCTGTTTGCGCACCTGAGCGACCACCGCGATGAGGCAGACGGTCAATCACAAGAGTTCGTACAGAGAGGCAGGAAAAGTATATGGCGATGACGCTGTTGGGATTGAATCGCAAGAAGGTGCCAGTGCAGGAGCGCGCTGGAATGGTGCTGCTGGATTTGAGCGAGGCGCGCGGCGGCGGCGGAGCGTAATGCCGCCGAGGCCACACGCCTTCAGGAGCTGAAGGTGCAGGAGGCGATTGGACCAGCCATCTTCTCGCTGCGCGATCTGAATCCGCTGATGCATGATCGGATGCAGCAAGTCTGCTTCTTCCTCGCCGTGACGACGCCCTTCGGCAAGCGCATCGTGGAGATCATCAGCAGCTATGTGGTCGGCGAACGCTTCAAGGTGATCTGCGAGGACGCGCAGGCGCAGGCGGTCATCGACCGCTTCTGGGACGACGACATCAACGACATGGAGAACAACTGCCAGGCCTACTGCAACGAGCTGACAATCTTCGGCGAGCTGTGCGTCCCGGTGAATGTCAATCCTGTCGACGGCTTCGTCCGCCTGGGCTACATCGATCCGATGGTGATCGATACCATCGAGTACGGCAAGATGGAGACG